GGTGTCCGGGCAGTTTGGCGACTTGTAGTCGCTGAAGAGTTTTCTGCTTAAGTTGACCTATAAACGGTGAACATTAAGAAGATATTGTAGCAATCGCTGTGAGGCGACGCTGGTTGCTGCGATCCTTTATTTCGTCTCGAAAGGAGATGGAATAATGAGAGTACGAAGCACTTACGATGAGATCAATGAAGATTGGAGTCAAACAAAGGTGGTCACTGACCAACATTGTGACGTGGATGACACTGTAGTCACCACGTATACCAATGGCACAGACATTCATAAGGTTAATTCCCGTACGATGACTGATGTCGTTACTCCAAATTTCAAAGCGCTTATTGCAAGCGGGGCAATTGTAAACAGCCCTATGACCTCCTCTACCGTTGAAACGACCTACGGTGTGTCCACTAGAAATCATGAGTATTCTTATGAAAAGTGGTCAGCCTGTAACCCGTATCGATGGTTGAGTAGTGTTGGCAAGTCCTCTGGTGGTTATGTGACTCCGATTGAATGGAGAACATTGCTGCCGTACACCCCTGTCGATCTAGATGATCTGAGAGCTCTTGCAGTTACGCGTGTTTATGCTAATGCGCAACTAACTCAAGCTCAAACTCAGGTTATGCTAGCTGAAGGGAAGAAAACTGTTGCAAGTCTATACTCTATAGGCAAGCGGTTGTTGAAGATATTTCGATATCTTAGACTCAGGAAGGCAACTTTAAACGGGGAGCGATTTTTCGCCAAACGTTTAGCCACTGAGTACACACCCGCAGCTTTAGCCGATCGGTATATGGAACTGCGATACTCCCTTCGTCCTTTAATTTATGACATGATGGATTTACACTCCGTCGTACGTGACTGGCACATAAAAACGCCGGAACGCATAACTTTTAGGGCCAGTGAATCTTACAATCACGATGACACCTATCGGGAAACCGAAACCAGTACCCAAAGCACTGCTGTGGCGAACTGGACAAGGAATCTTGTAATCGTGAGAACTCTCGATTACAGTGTGAAAGTAAGAGCTGGGGTTTTAGCCAAAGTGGTCACAAATCATCCCGTTATGAGATTGGGACTGAGTGACTCGTTTCAAACGTTATACGAATTAACTCCGTTATCGTTTGTTGCTGATTGGTTTCTCAACCTTGGCGACTTGATATCTTCATGGTCCCCACACTGGGGTCTGGAGGTATTAGCCTCGTGGGTCACCTCGGAAGAGGAGATCCGCAGAAAGGTCTACTGCGAATCGAACATTAGAACTGGCATCCCGAAAACGGGTTATCGGTCTACTGTTTGGCTTGATCCTTATAATGACCTCAGCATTACCGAGGAAATTAACAATAAGGAGCGCATTGTAGATCCAGACAGGCCCATCTTCCCGCGAATAAAAGTGCGGTTGGATGTGCTTAAACTAGTCGATCTGCTTATTATACTTAAAGGGCATAGACGCGATAAAAACCTGCGTATTTAACCCACGTATTTTATTCAGATCATCACCAATCATGGAAATCCATGATTAACATGTAATAGGAATTCTTCTTATTGCACAACTTGTACATCGAAAGATGTACGTAAGTACAAGGAGTACAACCATGTTAGCAGATCAAATAACACTGCCAGTGGATGAACTGAACGACGACACTTTGGTGAATTATGTCTTTTCGAGATTTAGCGATACGCTGAATAACTCGACGTATATCGGAGCAGAACATGCCTCTGATGCACGGGACACACTTAAGTTCTATCGTACGTTCTCGAAAGCAAACGGGAATTTTCGCGGAGTAAAGAAATCCGCATTCAAATTTTCCTGGGACCAGCAAGTCACCGGTGTCGATGGAGTGTCCGTTATTACGGCCCCACTGATCAGTGATGTTGCGTTTTCGATCCCCGAGGGCACCACAGACGCGAACGTATTAATAATGCGACAGCGGATCATTGCCCTTCTGGACCATGCTTTAATGGATTCACTTAACATTACGCAGATGGTGTAGCGATGAATATCCAAAAGATATTCTCCATCGTTATATTGTCATTACAAGCGATTTCGCAGGTCATTAAGACTGTGAAAAACCTTATACGGAAATAACCGTGTAAACTAATGTTCATCCAAAAGAAGTATGGAGGTTTTATGAAATGTAAGACTAAATCCAGGCGCGCACCGAAAGAATTTTTGGTGCCAAAACCCCTTCCTCAGGATTACCCGTGGAAGGTATTAACAACCCTTGTTGAAGACCTTAGCATTTACCTCACCAGCGACGAGTTGTGGCTTATATCCTATATAGCGCGTAAGCGCGATCTGGAAAGCTACTTTACTCTAGCCGAGGTTTGGGGATTACAGTGTATCGATCCTCTAAAGTATACTCTTGCGGAAACGCGGGCGAAATACTTGCTTGCTAGCGTGATCAAGAAGTTCTGCTTTGAAACCGACCTAGAGAGCCGAAAACAAAAGGCCCTCGAAGTCTTCACGAACGCGGAACTTAACTGTGCCAATTACAACCGGCATGGTTACCGTGTTCTTCTTGAAGCGAACGGTTTGCCTACCCCTGAACTACGGGATATGCAGAGTTTCTTGAGTGAATTGTTAGGGCACGAAGTAATCGGTGCCGAATTCATGGAAAACGCTCGACATGGGCCGGGAGCAAACCTGGACACTCAGAAAGGCTTAAGTAGTTCATACTATAAGTATGACAACTGGCCTTACTCGTGTACGATTGGTGCATACCGGTATGCGCGGTTTCTCATCGAGACTGACCAACGTTGGTACGGGGCTTTACAAGATTCGTATAGAAGAAGGTTGGGAATTCCCAAACACCTTCCTCTGGATCTTAAAAGGTTCTGGAACGATGTTATAAGTATTACCGATGAAAATCGAATCTCTTTCGTCCCAAAGGACGCTCAAAAGGAGCGTACTAT